GTCTGAAGAGACTAAGGCACAGAAGAAGAATTATCCTCCCCGAATCAGATTTAACCGCCGCTAAGGAGGCACAATGACAACACGTAAATACTCCTCACGTTCCCAGCAGACAACACTCACTGGAACACTTACATCAGGTGCCACAAGCGCAACAGTCGTATCTGCATCTGCACTCCTTGGTGGAATCACAATCTCCACAGGTGAGACATTCACTGTTGTCATCGACCCAGATACAGCCCTTGAAGAAATTGTAGATGTCACAGCCACATCTAGCAATAGCCTCACACTTACTCGCGGAGTAGATGGCTCTTCAGCGCAGGAGCACTCAGCGGGTGCAGTAGTTCGCCATATGGGTATTGGTCGTGACTACCGCGAAGCCAACACACATATTGAAGCAAGTGCTGCAGTACACGGAATCACAGGCACAGTAGTCGGTACAACTGACACACAGACTTTGACTAATAAGACAATCAACGCTGCAAGCAATACCATTACTGGTATCACATCGGCGATGATTACTGACGGCACAATTGTTAACGCAGATATCAACGCATCAGCGGCTATTGCCTACAGCAAGTTGAACTTGACTGGCGCAATTGTCTCAGGCGACATTGCTAACGATACTATTGTCAATGCTGACATCAATACTGCTGCAGCGATTGCTGCTACTAAGATTGCAGGAACTGCTGTAACTCAGGCAGATACTGGCACAGTCACAAGCACAATGATTGCCGACGGCACTATCGTCAACGGTGATATCTCAGGCTCTGCTGCAATTGCATTCAGCAAGATTGCAACCCCTACTGCTGACTTTGCTATGGGTGGATACAAGATTACAGGTCTTGGAACACCATCATCTAACACTGATGCATCGACCAAGGCTTACGTAGATACCTCTATCTCTAACCTTATTGGCGGAGCACCATCTACTCTTGATACTCTCAAGGAGATTGCTGATGCGCTTGCTAACAACGCATCATTCTCAGATACTGTAGTTCTCAAGACTGGCTCAACAATGAGCGGTGCTCTTGCTATGGGCAACAATAAGATTACAGGATTGGCTACACCTACAGTATCTACTGATGCTGCAACTAAGGGCTACATTGACACAGTAACAGTTGCACCTAGCAACCTGACTGGTCCTATCACATCTGTTGGTAGCGCAACTAGCGTTGCTGCTCAGACAGGTACTGGCTCTACATTCGTAATGCAGACTAGCCCAACTCTTACAACTCCAAATATTGGTGTGGCTACTGCTACATCTGTCAACGGTACAACTATCCCATCATCTAAGACTTTGGTAGTTACAACAGATAAATTGTCAGCACTTGCTGCAACAACTTCATCTGAACTAGCAGGAGTCATCTCTGATGAGACAGGTTCTGGTTCACTTGTATTTGGTACAAGCCCTGCTATCTCTGACCCTAAGTTAACTCAGACTATCAACGCGCAGACTGGAACTACGTATACTCTGGTTCTATCTGACCACGGCAAGTACATAACACTTTCTAATGCATCTGCAATTACTGTAACAATTCCTTCTAATGCCTCAGTTGCTATTCCAGTCGGAGCAAGCATCGACCTAATCCAAACAGGCGCAGGACAGGTTACTGTCCAAGGCAATGGTGGAGTTACTGTCTACTCAACTGGTGCTACTGCTGCAACTCCTAAAGCACGTGTTCAGTATTCTGCAATGACACTGAAGAAAATTGCAACCGATACTTGGCACGTCATTGGAGATATTGCCTAATGCAAAATAATGTCGGTATATATGCCTCGCAGATAAGCGGGCATCTCTGGGCACCTAATGGTTCTTATGACGCGCTGGCTACAGTAACACTTAGCACCACTACTCCAAGTATAACCTTTTCAGGTATTCCGCAAGGCTATAAGAGTATACAGATTCGTGCTATCACACGTAGTGATATGAACTCAGGTGGTGCGTGGTCTCCAATTAGCCTTAGATTTAATTCAGATTCTGGTGCCAACTATTCGATTCACTCACTTGGTGGAACTGGTTCATCTGCGTTTGCAGAAGGATACGCATCTCAAACATCTACAACTGGTGGCTTTGCAGCACCAAGTACAAACGTCGCAAGTTCTTTTGGAACAAGCATTATAGATATTATTGACTATGCCTCAACTTCAAAAGTAAAGACAGTTAGATTATTGACTGGTGTTGAAAATAATGGTTCTGGAATTATTGTAGAACAATCTGGTGGATGGTATTCAACAGCAGCAATCAATACAATAACATTTGGAATGTATGGCTCAACCAATGGTTCTAATTATCTGGCTAATACACAATTCGCATTATATGGGGTGAAGTGAAATGGCAACTAATACATATGTCGCACTTGATAAAATTACTGTAAGCGGAACATCAACTTCTTCTGTTACCTTTAATTCGATTCCTCAGGGCTATACAGATTTGGTTTTAGAAATCCAGGCAACTGCAGATTCAGGAAATCCTGATTCACGAATTAAATTTAACGGTAATACCAGTAACAATATGAGTGGTACAATTCTTACGGGAAATGGAACAAGCGCTTCTTCTGCTCGTCGTTCTAACTTGATTCAGATGGAAATTGACTGGACTGGTATGGGTACAGGTATCGGTCAATATCAAATTAATATAATGAACTACGCAAATACTACAACCTATAAAACATTCCTTGTTCGTTCAGCATTTGCCGCAAAGGGTACAGATGCCATTGTAGGTTTGTGGTCAAATACCGCAGCAATTAACTCAATTACTATTGACATCCCTGCTGGTAACTATGTTGCAGGCTCAACCTTTACTATCTATGGCATTGCCGCCGATAACGGAACATATTCTGCTAAAGCAACTGGTGGAACAATTACTGCTGACCAGTTCAATGTTATTCATACATTTACATCATCTGGAACATTCACTCCAACTGAAGGATTAGTTGTTGATTACCTTGTAATCGCTGGTGGTGGAGCAGGTGGCAATGGTAACGGTGGTGCTGCTGGTGGAGGAGCAGGTGGATATGTGACTTCTGTAGGTTTATCTGGCGGTGGTGGAGCACAAGGTTCACCTTTGTCTGTATCCTCTGGTACAGCCTATACAGTAACAGTTGGTCAGGGCGGAGTTGGCGGCACAGGTGTTGGCAGCATAGGAACAAATGGAACTAATTCTACATTTTCAACAATCACTGCAATTGGTGGTGGACTTGGTGGCTCATATCCAGAACTAGGACAAGGTTCTGTATACGGCAAAGGTTGGAATGGTGGCTCTGGTGGTGGTTCTATTGGTATGGGAGGCACTATTGCAGGAGCGCTAGGCACATCTGGTCAAGGATGTGCTGGTGGTTCTGGAAGTACCGATGAAGCAACTTATCGCTCTGCTGGAGGCGGAGGTGGTGCAGGCGCAGTAGGCGTTAATGGTCCTGCAAATAATTCATCTGGCGCTGGTGGTGCTGGTTTAGCATCAACAATTAGTGGAACATCTGTTACCCGCGCAGGTGGTGGAGGTGGTTCTCAAGGAACTGATTCCGCTGGCGGCCCTGGTGGTGGCGGTGCGGGCGGCGATACAGGAACAGCAGGAACCATTAACACAGGTTCTGGTGGCGGCGGTGGAACCTGGGGTGGTTCGGGTGGTGGCAACGGCGGCTCAGGCATAGTAATTATTCGTTATGCGAAATAAGGAGAAGTAAATGGCAACCCCTAATCACGTTCTTTTACAGCGCATTACTGTTACAAGTTCTAATCTTAATGAGATTACTATTTCTGGAATCCCTCAAACTGGCTACACTGACCTTCGTTTAGATATGAGCATTCGTACTCAACGAGCAGATATTGGCGATAATGTTGGCTTGGTATTTAACTCAACAGCATCTGGATACTCCGATAGAAGACTATACGGTTATGGAACAGGCGCTGGCTCTGACAGCGGTTCATCATCTTACTTGCGAGTTGCACGTGTAGATGCTGCTAACAATACAGCAAATACATTCTCAAATGGAAGCATATACATTCCTAACTACACTGGTTCGACCAACAAGAGTGTATCAGTAGATACTGCATACGAAAACAATGCATCTGGTAACGCCTATATTGAAATGTACGCTGGTCTGTGGTCGAATACAGCAGCAATTACATCTATCAAGTTGTATCTTCCAGATGCTAGTTTCTTATATTTCACACCTGGAACATCATTCTCACTCTACGGCATAGCAGATGTAAACACTACACCTAAGTCAGCACCTAAGGCTGACGGTGGAGACATCATCAAGACTGATGGCACATACTGGTATCACGCATTCTTATCCTCTGGAACATTCAAGCCTCAGGTTAATCTCAATTGTGATTACCTTGTAGTCGCGGGTGGCGGTGGAGGTGGTGGTTACTACCACGGAGCAGGTGGAGGTGCTGGAGGTTTACGCGCAACTACCAATCAATCAGTGACAGCAAACTCTTTAATGGCAGTTACTATTGGCGCAGGAGGCGCAGGTGGAGCCGTAGGTGGTGGTGCTGGAACAGTAGGCGGAGCATCTACATTTAATTCATTCTCTGCATCAGGCGGAGGTGGTGGTGGTTCTACACGTGGCGACCTAGTTGGCTTTACTGGAACCGCAGGCGGTTCTGGCGGTGGAGCACCCTCATACAACTCATCATTGTATGGAGCAGGCAACGCTGGTTCATATAGTCCAGTAGAAGGTTACGCTGGAGGAACCGCTGGAAGTTCTGGTGCTCCTTACTACGGTGCAGGAGGCGGTGGCGGAGCAAGCGCTGTTGGCTCTAACGGCTCTTCATCTGCGGGTGGCGCAGGTGGTGCGGGAACTGACACCTACAACTCAATTAACTTTTCTACTTGGTTGACAGCAACAGGAACTGGCTCAAGTTCCAAACTTGCTGGCGGCGGTGGTGGTTCTGCTTATTCTTCTGGCTCATACGGCGCAGGTGGTGCAGGTGGTGGAGGAAGAGGTGCTAACCAATCTGGTGGAACTGAAAACCCAGCGGCAGGTGTTGCAAACACTGGCGGTGGTGGTGGTGGTTCCGAACGTTCAGGCTCTGGAGTAGGTGGCGCAGGTGGTTCAGGAATTATTATTATTCGGTATGCGGTATAGGAGATATAAATGGCACACTTTGCAGAAGTAAATGAGAACAATATCGTAACTCGTGTCCTCGTTGTACCTGAAGACCAAGAGTATCGTGGAGAAGAATATCTTCGTGATGAACTTGGTCTTGGTGGACGATGGATTCAGACAAGTTACAACAACCGCATACGTATGAACTATGCGGGAGTTGGATATACATACGACCCAGCAGAAGACTGGTTCGTAGCACCTCAGCCTTACCCATCTTGGATTCTGACTCGCGCAGCACAATGGGTTGCACCAGTTAAGTATCCTGATGATGGACTTATGTATCAATGGAATGAAGAACTTACAGATTGGGAAGTAATTAACTATGACAACTAAGCCAATGAAGTTGGTAGTCGACCTTGCTACTGGCAAGGAAGAGTACATCGAACTTACCCCAGAAGAAATCAATGAGCGTGAGATTGCAGGCATCGAAGCAGCAACTCGCGCAGAAGAAGAGGCTGCAGCAAAGGCTGCACTTGATGCCATCAAGGCGTCTGCTAAGGCTAAGTTAATTGCAGGTCAGGCATTGACTGACGAAGAAGCAGCAACAATCGTTCTTTAATTCCTATGTAGTGGAGGTGTCCCTTGGCGGGTCGTGATATAACCGAAGGTAGAGCCACGCGTGCTATTGCCGTTGACATTGGTGTAGTTTCTTCTACATCTGTTTGGCAGAATACTGACGTAGCCTACAATGTCGCCATCGGCGGCATCCCATTTATCTATGCAATCAATGACTCTCGACCATACATTCGTCAGACTGCACCTTTTAGAAAGGACCAGTTCGATAACGGAGCAGAGCCAGGTGAGCAATCTCTGACTGGTTGGTGGTTGCGCAGTCAGATGTCATTTCACTCAGGTGCTGGAATTAAGTTCTTTGACCCTGCAACTACTGATGAGAACGGACACTACCGATTTGCTGAGAGCGAGGGAGTAGATGTCTGGACTAAGGGACAGGCAACTTTGCTTCGCAACTGCAGCATTGCTGGCTATGGTGCAGCAGGCTTAGATGCAAATGGTAAAGCACCTACACATATTGAGACAATCAAGTGGACTATAAGTGGAACTAAGTACAATGGTTCAATCCTTGCTGGCGACTTCAACATTGTAAGAGTTGCAGCAGGTCCAATTACTCAGCCATTGTTTGCTCTATCTGGTACACAAGATAAAATCTATGCTGCAACAAATGATGGTGAGAATGTTTACTTTGTAGTAAATGAAGTCTCTGGTTCTCTTAAGATGCACGTATATAAGAAGTCTCTTAGCGCAGCATTGTCTGACCCAGCAACACTAATGTTCAATGATTCAGTTGTAGCATCTGAAGTTACTATGGCATACGTCAAAGAGCGCATAGTGCTCGCTGTTAATAATAAGATTTATGAACTATCTACATCTGCAACAGCACTTCCTACTCCAGTTTATACTCATCCAAATACATCTCATATCTGGACAGCAGTTGCTGCCTCTGGTACAGCAATCTATGTATCAGGTCGCAATGGCTTGATGTCATCTATTGTTAAGTTTACTCTTAACTCTTCTGGAGTTATGCCAACGCTTACTTCAGCAATCACAGCGGCAGAGATGCCAGCAGGTGAGTTGGTATATTCTATGTATTACTACCTTGGGTTCCTTATGATTGGAACAAGCAAGGGTGTACGTGCAGCAGCGATATCAGATACTGATGGCTCAATCACATATGGACCTCTGATTGTAGAAACATTGCAGCCAGTCTATGACTTTGCTGCTCGCCAGAATTATATCTGGTGTGCCTCTGGTACAACCACTGGCAAGCAAGGTCTTATCCGCATTGACCTAACTAATGAACTAGAGCAACTTCGCTTTGCTTATGCTAATGACCTTAACATCTCATCTCCTATCGATGGAGGTCAGACAGTTGCTGTCGGGTTCCTAGGAGATTCTGACCGCTTACTTTGGGGTAACTGCTCATCTGCTGGGCGAGTAACAACAAGCATTACATATAAGCAATTGACTAGCAATGTTGCTACTCTTACCACATCTGCACCACACAACTATGTAGTTGGTCAGGCTGTATATGTAACTGGAGTTGGCTCACCATTTGATTCAGCATCATTATTCCCAGTTGGAAGCCAGAAGGTTATTACAGCAGTTCCTACTGCAACTACTTTCTCTTATGCAGTAACTAATACTGACATTGCACTTACTGCAGTATCTCCTGCTGGTACAGCATTCTCTGCTGGAACTATTGTAGTTGAGGCAGCAAGCGATAAGGTGCCATCAGGCTACATCAAGACAGGCAACATCCGCTACGGAACTCTTGAGCCTAAGAACTTCAAGCGCCTTCTAGCACGTGGTGACTTCTCTAAGGGTTCTATGACTCTTGAAACTGTTGATAAAGATGGAGTCGAGTACGACCACATTGCATATGATGCAACTGTTGCTCCGATTGAAGTAACTACATCTAGTCCAGCAACAGCGCAGGAGTATGTAGCATATAAGTTTATTCTCAATCGTGACTCAACTACTACATCAACTGGTCCAATCTTTAAGGGCTATCAGGCTAAGGCAACTATCGCTACCCCACGCCAGCGAATCATTCAGTTCCCTGTCTACTGCTTCGATACTGAAGAAGATAAGTACAATGTAATGATTGGCTATGAAGGTAGAGCATTCGATAAACTTCGTGTACTAGAAGACCTAGAAGCAGGCGGAGATGTTGTTACTTGGCAGGACCTTGATACCAAGGAATCTCGCCAGGCAGTTATTGAAGAAATCAAATTCACTCGACTCACACCACCAGACAAGCGCTTTGATGGATACGGTGGCGTAGTTCTAATTACGATTCGGACGGTATAAATGTCTGCAGCAGAATGGGCAGGCTTTGCCGTTGCCGTAATGACTTTAGTTGCAGGATTTACTGCAGCAGTTAAGTGGTTAGTCGAACACTATCTGAGTGAATTAAAACCAAACTCTGGTAGTTCTATGAGGGACGCAGTTAATATCAACACCGAGCGATTGGATAGAGTTGAACAACGCGTTGACCAGATTTACCTTATCTTATGCGAGAAGAACAAGTAAGTACGCAGCAGTAGCACTAGGCTTATGGTCTGGCTTTGCCTTTATGGGTAGCGCCAATGCAGTAAGTACTGGAATGGTACAAGTTACTTGTACTAATGGAACATTTACAGTTGGTTGGGATAACTCAAACTCTTACTTTGAGGGCAAAGGAAATATCGCAGCACTATACTGTGACATTATCCAGCACACAGGGTATGTGTCAGACAACCTTACTGATATTAGTCTTCGTTACTATCAGGGCGTGATACCTCAGGATATCCAGACTGCCACGACTGAGACTCAAACTCAGGTTTCTCAGGAAACGTCAACTTCCCCTTCTTCACCTCAAGAAACAGCGACTCAAGTAAGTGTTCCCGAGTCTGATACTGCTCCTGCAACTTCTGATTCTCAGACTCCAGTTGTTGCACCTGAGACTCAAACACCTGCAGATTCTTCCACCGTTGATGATAGTCAAACAGTAAGTCTTGATATTTCCGAGACTCAGACTTTGACATCTGAATCCAGCACACAAACCAGCCAGTCAGAAACATCAACACCTGTAGCAGAAACTCCATTGCCTACTCTCTCGCCTTCTGAGCAGAATCAATCCATTCCCGAAGTTCCCGTTGCGATAGAGCCTCAATCTCTTCCTGCGGTTCCAGTACCTCAACCTGAGCCTCTTCCTCAACCAGACCCTGAACCTGTAGTCGTCGAAGAACCGACTTTGACAGAACAGGAGGCTCCATCAGAGGAGCAACCTTTGGAAGAGCAGCCAGTTGTTGAAGAGCAACAGCCTGTCGAAGAACCTTCTGAACATCCAGTAGAAGAAGATACGAGTGAGACTCCAGTTGAGGAGCAAGAGAATCAGGCACAGCCCGAACTAACTCCTGAGCCTTCGCCTCTGCCAATCGCAGAGCCTGAGCCAAACTCTCAGCCTGATGTTGCATCTGTTCCTCCAGTCATTCTTGCAAGTGAAGTTAATTTAACCACACTTGCACCAGATACTCCAGTAACTCTGGACAACGGCGTGGTGGTTACAGCAGAAGTTGCAATCCAAGTTGAGTTATTGCAAGACCCAGGAGAATTACTCTCTGAATTGTTTACAAACCCAGCAGCAGCAATCGCTGCATTGGGCGCAGTAGGGGCGGATATGTCACCTCTTGCACGTCAGAAGTCCAAGGACGCTGTAGTGCAGGCGGTAGTAGTCGGAAGCATAGTCACCCAGGCAGCAGGTGCTGCAGCATATAGGAGAAAACCTTGATTAAGAAAGTACTAAGAATCTTGGCAGACCTCAACCTCACAGTTGTCGGTTTGCTATTTGCCTGGATTTGTTTTGAAGGCAGCGCAAGAACCATAGGAATGTATCTCATCCTATGGATGTCATTAGTGTACTTCGTAAGAGAGTACACACGAAAGGACGAATGATGGATACATTCAAGAATGTAATGATGCGAATCCTCGCAGTCATTGCAGCAGAAGCACTTGGAGTTATCGGTGCAGGTTCGCTGGTAGGTATCGAAGTATGGCAGGCAGCAGTCCTCGCTGGCGCACTTGGTGCTGCCCGTGTACTTGAAGCCCTAGCCCGCTTCTTCCTAGCGGATGGAAACCTATCAGCAGAAGAAATCAATGCAGCCTTTGCGAAGGTTGACAAGAAGGCGAGTGAATAATGGGACAGCGCAATCAATTCATTATGACCGCTCGTGGCGAACTCAATGTAGTGGAGGGACCAAAGGATAATGAAACTAAATATGGTGCGTTCACTAAGGCAAACTTCCTACCTTGGTGTGGTTCGTTTGTTATGTGGTGCGCGAACGAAGTTGGGCTTAAGATTCCTAACTGTGTTAGCACTGTTGCTGGAGCCACCGCATTCATCAAGAAAGGGCAGTGGGAAAAAGTAGATGAAGCGACTCCACTTCCTGGCGATATTGTTTTCTTTGATTTTCCCAACGATGGTGTTGACCGCATTAGTCACGTTGGAATCGTGGTTAAAGACAACGGAGACGGAACTGTAACTTGTATCGAGGGCAATACTAGCCCTGATAAGAAGGGCGACCAGCGCAATGGTGGTCAGGTATGCCAGAAGGTTCGTGCATACAAGCCTAAGAATGGTAAGACCCTAAAGAAATCCCTGCCAGTTTATATCGTTGGTTTTGGCAAGCCAGTCTTCAAGTCCTAAGGAGGACCTATGTTCGACAAAGAAAAAGCAAAGCAGATTGCACTCTCATATGCACGTGCTGCAGCAGCATCAGTAGTAGCCCTATACACAGCAGGTCAGCACGACCCTAAGGTATTGGCTACCGCCTTCATTGCAGGTCTAGTCGGTCCAATCCTCAAGGCTTTGGACAAGTCAGCACCTGAATTTGGACGTAAGGCATAGCCTCTACGATACCCATCAGACGCCTTCTAAGGCGGTTTTGAGACACTTTGACCCTCACCTCTAGGCAATATGCCTGGGAGTGGGGGTCATTTTGTCATTCTCGTGGGTTTGATTTCCGATAAATACCAATTTCCGCAGCCCGCGGAAACCCCTATTTTCTGGAAATTTGTACTCCTACTTTCAGAAAGCACAATACCCCACATAGCCTATCCGTACAGCAGATGCCCCTGCGAGGGCTACGGAAAACCACCCCAGGTGGCATTTTCGGTGCGGGGTATTACGCTGAGTTAATCCAAATTGCAAATCAGGAAAATTGACTCACGAGAATTGTACCAGATTTTGTACATAATTTAGAGCGACACACTCGGCGTGTCGTCGAGGGATTCAGGATTCAGGTGTGTGTATAATTTTCATATTAAATAAATAATATATATATAAGGCGCGGAGCGCCTATATAATATATAATTAAATATATAATTAAATAATGATATCAACTGATAATTAGATAGTTCCCTCTCATTGAGTCACCTCCTGTCCTCTGAGGGGGGACTATCTATTCAACACTAGACGGAGGAAAAATGTTTAAGTATATCTCTCGACGCAAAACACAGCAGACAATCAATGCAGCAATCGCTGGTTGGATGGATGACCTTGACTCACTCATTGCTCTACTTGACCACGACATAATTGAACTTCGCAAGGACCTTGAAGACCTCACTGACTTTGTAGAGTCTGAACTTGATTAAGTTAGGCGAGTACGTACTACCTGAGCACATCAGTTACTCAGCGTTCACAACATACTTGTCTTGTGGTTATCAGTATTACTTAGGTAGATTGCTACAAGTACCAGAGGAACCATCCATCTGGTCAGCAGGAGGACGAGCATTCCACTTGGCTGCGGAGGTCTACGACCTTGAGCACTAATACAGTTAATCCATACTGGCACAATGCCTGGCTTAAAGAAACTGATGGACTAGATTTCGCCACTGCTCGCAAGGCAGGGCGAGCCACCAAGGAAAATCCTAACAAGGAAGACGGCGAATGGTGGTACAAGAACGGCTCCGTTTGGGTAGACAACTACATCAAGTGGAGGCAGAACAATCCTGATTGGAAGATATGGACCACACCTCAGGGTGCCAGAGCCATTGAGTTGGAACTAAATCCAATCATCGCAGGTGTGAAGGTCAAGATGTTTATTGACCGAATCTTTGAGGTTAACGGACAACTTGTGATTGTCGACCTTAAGACTAGCGCACGCCGACCAACATCCGACCTTCAGTTGGGCTTCTATAAAATCGGAGTTCAGTTGATGACAGGTGCTGATGTCAATCTAGGAAACTACTGGATGTCTCGTGAATCGGGGACAGGAGAGATGATTGACCTAAGTAGATACACACTAGACTCGCTCGAATATATGGTCGATGGGTTTGACAAAGCCCGCAAGTCTGGTATATTTCTACCGAACATACAATCGTGCAATATCTGCGGAGTTAAGCAGCATTGCCAATTCACAAAGGAAGTAAAATAATGGTCGATGAAACTAGTGATGATTATGTTGCAGGACTTAGGGATGGTATGACATCTACCAATGGAATGATTAACGCTAGGTTACACTTAGTGCGAATGTTCGTTGAGGATTTGATTGCCGAAACTACAAAGTTTGATGCTTTAACTTCTTTACAAGACTATGCAAAGGAAAATAAATAATGGCTAATGAAGACTGGAAGGTACAGTGGAGTTTCAAATCTCCAACTGGTGACCTCATCAACGTTCGCGCTAACAGCGTGGAAGAACTATCAGTACTGCTTGAAGGTATCGCTGAGGTATCAGGTCAGGCAGTATCAACTCAGAAGGTAATCGGTGCAGCGTACAGCGCAGCCCCTTTATCGACGCCAACTTCGGCTGTCGACACTCCTCCTTGGGCTACCTCATCAACAACCCAGCAGGCACCAGCGTACGGTACGGCACCAATAGCAACCCCACCGCAACAGTCGGCTCCTACGTGCATCCACGGTCCAAGAAAGCATATGAGCGGCGTGAGCAAGAAGACAGGCAAGCCTTACTCAATGTGGGTTTGCACCCAACCGCAGGGCGCGGACCAGTGCGCTCCAGCGAACTAATGCAAGATAAGTTAATATAGAATTGATGAAGGGGCAGTTAGTCGGGGGAAGGTGACTGCCCCTTCATCAACATTAGACAGGAGATTAGAATGAGTTATGAAATAAGAGAAACCACTGAAGGTGGTTTACGAGTTACGGTCTCGCACTACAAAGAGTCTGAAAATATTGTAGATATTTTTCCACCGTGTTACACGCACGATACAACACGCAGTCGTGAGGCTCGTCTTGATATGGTCGATGCAATTATTCGCAATCTTGAAGGAGTCATCCGTGAGCAGATTGCTCAAGATATTGTGCGTAAGATGGTTTGTCATTGTCCATCAATTGAATTTTTTGATGATTGGTGCGTTCATAAAGAGGCTGCTGCTATTGTTAGGGGTACTAAGTGAAGACCCTTGTACGTACAGTCGGCAGGTCCGACTCAGGTGGCGAACCACTGCCATCAGTATTCAAAGCATTTGATGCTAATAAGATTACACCACGCAGAGCAGAAGTCTCTATGTTTGCAGGTGTTCCTGGTGTAGGCAAGTCAACGCTGTCGCTTGCGATGGCACTGCATATGGGTGTGCCTACACTCTACATCTCAGCAGATACCAACGCGCACACTATGGCGATGAGACTTGCCTCAATGATTAGCGGTAAGAATCAGACTGATGTTGAGACTCTGATGAATCGTGACCCTAACTGGACTAAGGCTGTGCTGAATAAGTCACGCCACATTGTCTGGTCATTTGAATCTAGCCCAACGCTAGAAGATATTGTCGAAGAGGTTCAGGCATTTGAGGAACTATGGGGTGCAAGCCCTGAGGCTATCTTCATTGATAACCTGATGGACATTGCTACCGATGGAGGCGAAGAGTTCGCATCTATGCGTGCAGTTATGAAGGAGTTGAAGTATCTTGCTCGTGCAACTAATGCTGCTATTATTATTCTACATCATACTTCGGAAGGCGTGCCAGGCGCTCCTTGCCAACCCCGTTCAGCGCTACAAGGGAAGGTGGCTCAGTTACCTGCCCTCATATGTACTCTTGGTGTGGTTGGTACTTCTATGGCTATCGCGCCAGTGAAGAATAGATACGGGCGAGCAGATGCTAATGCTAATATACTTGCGTGGTTAGCCTTTAATCCAGAGTGGATGTATATGGCTGACCTACCTGAAAGCGTATAGGAGATACGATGTTAAGAGAAGAAGAAGATGACCTCACTCAAGAGATGCGTCAGTTGATTCTTGCTAAGGCAGATGAATTGATTGCAACATACATCTCAAAGATTGAAGATGCAAAGCCACCAGTTAACGATGACTTCACCGAAGGTGTCAATGCTGGTATGAACTGGGCTATTCGTATCCTGAATAAGGACAAGAGCGCATCGTGAGATTCCCATCCTACGTAAAGATTTTTCATATTAGAAATATTAGATTCACCTTTGTTGTTCGCACTGGAGGGTTTAGTATAGGCATAAGAACACAGTGGCAATACTTTAGAATATTTGAGATTGCTTTGGGATTTGTGCTTATTAACATAGCAACTGGTGGGCGTATTAAATATGGCGTCTCAGAGTAGGAAGCATAGGGGATATCGCTCTCAGAAGGTAGGTGCTATGCACCTTGCTGCATCCATCTTCCCTTATGCTGAGTCAACTGGTGCAGGTCGTAGTGGTAGTGATATCACTGGCACACCTGGTATTGACTGGGAAGTAAAGGCACGCACTGGATTTAATCCAAGTGCAGTAATGAAACAATTAAAAGATAGAGATAGTGGTAACCTTGGCATCGCATTGCTAAGACTTAATGGACAGGGGGAACAAAGCGTGGGAGATTGGGTATGTCTACTCAGATTCGATGACGTGATAGAGTTGTTGAAGAAGGCAGGTTATGGTGAGCAAAAATGATTTGCACTTGTAACGTTTGCCAATATGGTGACGGACACGCTGGCGCTGGCGGAATGGTTGTTCAAGGTACTGGTGTCTATCCAGTGAATAAGCAAAATGAAATCTTAAAGAAGATACAAGATTTAGAAAAACAAATAAGTATACTTTCAGAAGGCTTTAAATTACAAAATAATTATATTGATGCCGTATCTGATATGGCAAAACTTATTATTTCTAAGGGGCAAAAATGATTAACGGTGAGGATGTGTGTCCTAAGTGTTCAAAGACCAGGAATATCTGGTCATCTCATTTCTGTGGATGGGGTAATGTAGGCGCTGGTGGAAATTACCCATCTATAAATGAAGGTGCCCCATACTTTCCTTATGGAACTGGAATTGAATACTTTAATGCAATTAAAGCAAATCACGATTCAATTCGCGCCATCGCTAGGGGGCAAGGTGCGAACAAGTGACAACGACCTCCCATCAGTCAAGAAAATCCTTGAGCACTACGGAGCAAGCCTTCGTTCTGACCACGGACAAATTAATCTTAGGTGTCCCTTTCACGGCGACTCACACCAGAGTGGTACGGCGAACTTGGACAAGAACATCTTCATCTGTTTCGCCTGTGGCGTACAAGGAAACAGTTTACAACTTATATGCCAGCAAGAGGGGGTAGATATACGTGAAGCAAAGCGTATCGCAGAAGGAATTACTGGGGAAAGCAGCAAAAAAATACGCAGCGAGTATTCATCAGGCGCAAGACTACCTAGAAAACAGAGGAGTCACAGCGGAAGTAGCACGTCAGGCTTGGCTCGGCGTAGTTACGGAACCTGAGGTAGGTCACGAGATGTATCAGGGTAGACTTGCTATCCCATACATCACAAAGACTGGCGTAGTTGACATTCGATTCCGCTCACTTAACCCAGCGGTTGAGCCTAAGTATATGGGTATGCCTGGGTCGGATACTAAGATGTATAACGTATTAGATATTGAATCTGCTGGCAATTACATTGCCATCTGTGAAGGTGAGATTGATACCATCACTCTATCTAAGTGCGTCGGCATCCCTGCAGTGGGAGTGCCAGGCTCTAATGCGTGGAAGAAACACTACACAAGATTGCTTGCAGACTTCGAGCGGGTCTTTATCTTTGCAGATGGAGATACATCAGGTCGTGACTTTGCTAATGCACTGACTCGTGAGTTGCCAGTTACTGTAGTAAACTTACCTGATGGTGAGGATGTTAACTCTATATATGTCAGCGAAGGTGCTGACTGGTTCAAGTCTAAGGTGGATGTATGACACACGATGAATTGCTGGCGAAGATAAATGAAAATGCTGATGCATTTGTAAATAATAAACCTCTCAGGGGAATTCATCCACGAATTCTCAAAGCCCTTCGTGCAGTAGTGGAGAGACATAAGCCTTGGGTTAATTTTGAAGGGAAAACAGTATGTGCGGAATGTTGCAATTATGGTGCTGAAACATATCCCTGCGTTACTATTAAAGATATTGAAGAGGAACTATCGTGATGCCCCTATTTTCAGAGTATTTATACCCCTATTTTCAGGCTATTGAGAAGGAACTTGCTTAGTGGACGAACATATTCCTGAGCGGTATTGTCACGAGTGCAAGACAGAGTTTGAGGATTCCTTTGAACTCATTGACCATTTGCTACCTGATGATGAAGAGTTTGACCCATACTATCTGTTGCCCAATGGATTCAAACTAATGATGGGTTCATTCCTGCGCTACATATACGGTCACGCAGAAAAGCCCGATAAGATTCGCAACCTGGCTCAATCTACATACATCACGCTCTTTGCAGCGGAGATGGAGTATGAAGGAGTCGGTGAGTTGGTAGAAGATATGGTAGTATCACAAGCGATGTCAGGTATTGATATCGAACTAGAGAAGTTACTGAGGAACAATGACGACGAAGGCAGAGAGTGAAGAGATATGGCAGATTATAACCCTACTGGCAAACCAAGGCTTGAACGTGCAAGCATACAGCGTGGAGGACCACTACCTCAAAGTAACCCTATCAGTGCCTCTTTTGAACAGGATGTAAGGGATACTCTGCAAGAGTTAGGTGACTTGCTTATCTCCAAGCACCGTGACTACGGACCTAAGAACATCTCTCAGTCTCCAGGCGGTCCGCTTAATGGACTGCGTGTACGTATGCACGATAAGACTGCACGCATTAACAATCTTATTGACAGCGGTAGCACAGCACAACACGAACCACTAGAGGATTCCTTTAAAGACCTAGCAAACTATGGTATAATTGCACTGTTAGTATTGCGAGGAAAGTGGGATAAATGAAAGAGCAGGAACTGTTCGACTGGCTTAAGGAGAATAAGTTTCCCGACCTCATTCACTCACCCGAAACCTACGATGGATTCGACTGCACATCTGAGTCAGAGAAGTTATTCGTTGAACTCAAGTGCCGTCGCACACATTACCCTGACTTACTGATTGAGAAGATGAAGTATGATTTTCTCCTATCCGAATCGGCTAAGTTGGGGTTAAACCCTTGGTATATTAACTGGACTCCTGAAGGTATCTATGCATTCAATCTGCTACAATTAGCAAGTGAGATAGAATGGAATGAGAAGTGGCTACCTTCCACCACTGAGTTCGCTAATAAGAATAACAAGATGAAGTTAGTTGGCTTCATCCACATAGACCAGGGGTTTAAGTTACTATGATTGACTGGACACGCATTGAAGTGTGGCAGTATGTGGTTGACTCGGTAGCCAGTGAGTACCACCGTAAGTTTAATGACATAGATACCGACGACATCAAGCAATCACTCTATCAGTGGTTTGTCGAGCATCCCAATAAGTTAGATGCGTGGGAGGCTATCGGTCACAAGGATGCAAAGAACTTACTCTATCGTTCTCTTCGCAACCAAGCACTAGATTACTGCCAGCATTGGAAGGCTAAGAGCGGAGGATACGAAGCCAGTGATGTGTTCTACTATGAAGCATCTATGGTTGAGGCATTGCTACCTGCAGTCTTGCGTGGTGAGCATTCAACTACGGTTAAGTTAAACCTTGCTGGTCCATCTACTACCAGTGCGCCCAACGAGGGCGGTAACTTAATGGCTATGATGATTGAAGTTGATTACGGATTCTGGAAGTTAGGCAATGATGATA